TATTAGATGTGTTGACCAAAATTCATGTCATGTCTTGGTCTAACGACATGGGTGAAGTTAAGCATACCCATGACTACGATGAGATGCGTTATGTATTACTCAACACGGAAACTCTGGTAGGCCACAACATTATCAGGTTCGATATACCTGCGATAGAAAAAGTGCTGGGCATAGAGGTAAAGGCTCGTTTGATCGACACTCTAGCTTTGTCTTGGTACCTGCACCATGACCGCTTAAAGCATGGGCTTGAGGGCTACGGAGAGGACTATGGAGTGCCTAAGCCTAAGATTACGGACTGGGACAGCCTAACACCACAAGAGTATGCTCACAGGTGTGATGAGGACGTTAAGATCAATAACCGTCTTTGGCGTGACTTGGGTATTAAGTTAAACAAACTGTATTCCGATAGCGCGGAAAAAGATCGTTTGATTGATTACCTGTCTTTCAAGCTAGACTGTGCTAAAGAGCAAGAGGCCCTGCAATGGAAATTGGATGTACCTAAAGCTCAAGCAGCCTACGATGAGATCATACAACTCAAAGAGGAGAAGGTTGAGCAACTGGCAGACGCTATGCCCAAGCGCATCCTTACCCGTATGGCAGGTCAACCAAAGGTTATGCGTAAGAAGGACGGTGAGTTATCATCCCACGGTGAGAGGTGGGTGGATCTCTGTAAAGAGTACATGCAGCCTATTACGACAGTAGGCTTTATGATTAAGACAGGTGAAGAACGTGGTAACCCTAACTCTAACGATCAGGTTAAAGAATGGTTGTATTCTCTGGGTTGGAAGCCACGTACATATAAATTCGTAAGGGATAAGGTGACTGGTGATGAAAGACAAATTGAACAAGTGCGAAAGAACAGCGATCTATGTCAAAGTGTGCGAAACCTTGGACAGGTTGACCCTGCTGTGGATCTTCTTGACGGTCTCACTGTTCTTACTCATAGGGCTGGTATACTTAAATCTTTCCTAGAGTGTCACACTGATGGTTGGTTACAGGCTGGTATAGCTGGTCTAACCAATACCTTTAGGTTTAAGCACTACCGACCCTTGGTCAACCTACCGGGAGTAGATAAGCCATACGGTGATGTGATCCGTGGGTGTCTAACGTGTCCAGAAGGTTATGTGTTAGCTGGTGCTGACATGACATCCTTGGAAGACACAACCAAACGACATTACATGAAACCACTAGACCCTGACTACGTTGAAGAGATGAGCCGTGATGGCTTTGACCCACACTTAGACTTGGCTCTACACGCTGGTGTCATTACTCAAGACGACATCGACAAGCACAATTCTGGGGAGCGTTCACTTAAGGCCCTCCGTAAGAATTACAAGGTGGTTAACTACAGTGCCACGTATGGTGTAGGAGCCGCCAAGCTGGCCCGTGAGACAGGGATGAAGCAAAAGGAAGCTAAGGCCCTGCTAGAAGCCTTCTGGTCACGTAACTGGGCCATTGAGAGGGTAGCAAGCACACTACGGACAAGGGAGTTATTCGGTAGCATGTGGCTAAAGAACCCTGTGTCTGGTTTTTGGTACAGCCTACGCAGTGAGAAGGATCGCTTCAGTACACTCAATCAGGGCACCGGGGTGTTCTGCTTTGACACTTGGGTTAAGGAATGTCGCGGCATGGGCTTACAGACTATCGGTCAATTCCACGATGAGATTATCGTTATAACCAAAGAGGGGGACGAAGATAAAACAGAAAACATCATGTCTATGGGGATCAACAACGTGAACCATGAGATAAATCTAAACGTACCTCTAGGCACAGATGTACAGTTTGGCAATACTTACGCAGATATCCACTAGACTAAAATAAATGTCTAAATCTGCTTGTGAAAAACGCAAATATGTCTATATAGTATTATACGGAAACAGTGAAAAGGAAGTACCCGACATGGCTACAATAAACACAAAAGTTTATGTAATGGAAATGGTTCTTGAGTATGCAAAAGTATTCAAGGAGAATGCAGATTACGGTGATCCAGATTCTAATCAGAAGTGGTTGCGTGAACTATCTAAAAGTGGAGGTCAAACAGCAGTCAATGCTTACTTCACTTCAGAGGATCAGATCAATCAACTTCTGGAGAGTGGCTATCAGCGTATGACAACAAACCCTAGTACAGGGCAACAGGTTGATACGATCAAGGTAGGTAACCCTGAGTTTGGTATCGGTCAGTACATCCAGCTAAAACGTAAAGTGGTGGATATACGAGAGTATAAGGACTCTCAAAGTGGGGAGTTTAAGGAATTAGACCTTGGGGGTTTCCCCACTGTTGTTGACTTGACAGAGGGCGAAGAGAACAAACGACTGTGGGACTACGAGGAAAAAGGACAACTAGGCCACGGTACACGAGCGTATATTGAGTTTGAGGTTTACAAGGGAGGTTCTCGCAGGTTAAGTAACTTGGCTATCACAGACCATATTGCCTACGAGGAAACTGCAACAGTGGAGGGATTGAGTATGTTTAAGGTGGATGCCGCATGAAACTAACGATTACGTTTGAGCACGACAGTGAAGAGGACGGTTTTGAAGGGAGTACGACATTAGTTCGATATGAAGTTGAAGACCTACATGCTCTAGGTAGAGCATATTCTGATGCTGCTAGGGCTGGAGGTTTTACATACGTAGAAGATGTTGCCTTCGAGAGGGATGATGGTCAAATGGTCTTTGGGGGATTTTGATGGGCAGGGGCAAAGTTCTTATAGACGGTGATATCATTGCTTACCGTGCAGCCTTTGCCACCCAAAACGACTTACCAAAAGATGCGGAGGAGAAGGTAGATAGCCTTATGAATTACATATTCGATGAGACTATTGAACTTCCCTTCCCGTCTAAGTTTGAATATCAGACGTACCTAACTGGAAAGACAAACTTTAGGTTTGATGTTGCCAAGTCCTACCCCTACAAGGGAAACAGGAAGTCAGCAGAAAAACCTAAGTATCTCGGCGTAACAAGAGATCACATGGTTGATAGGTATAGAGCTATAATAAGTGTCAACGAGGAAGCTGATGATCTTATCTCTAAGGCTGCTGCGGAGTTAGAGTATGACTGTGTGGTTGCATCTATTGATAAGGACATGCTGCAAATACCTTGTTGGCACTTTAATTTCAATAAGGGTGAGTGGACAAAGGTAGATGAGTGGACGGGGACTAAGTTCTTCTACACTCAAATACTTACGGGTGACGCTGCTGACAACATCAAGGGGCTGAATGGCATTGGCCCTGTAAAAGCAAAGAAGATCCTAGCAGAGTGTGACACAGAAGACAGCCTATGGGAAGCCTGTGTGAAAGCGTATGAAGGTGATACAGAACGCATCATTGAAAACGCTAGGCTACTCTGGCTACGAAGGGAAGAGGAGGAACTGTGGCAACCACCAGTGAGCGTAGACAACACGCAATAAAGAATGGCTACAGATCAGGACTTGAAGATGATATCTCTGTTGACTTAAAGGAACGGGGTGTGAGTTTTAAGTATGAGACACTAAAGATTAAGTGGACCTTACTTGAGAATAAGACTTACACCCCAGACTTTATATTACCGAATGGTATCATAGTTGAGTCCAAGGGAAGGTTTGTTAGTGATGATCGTAAGAAGCACTTGAAGGTCAGGGAGCAACACCCTAACTTAGATATAAGGTTTGTCTTTAGTAACTCTAGGGGTAAGTTAAGTAAAGGTGCTAAGTCAACATACGGTGAGTGGTGCAATAAGCATGGGTTCATCTACGCAGATAAAAGGATACCCGACGAATGGTTGAAGTAAATAGTTTGTTAACTGAATTAAAGAAGCTGAGTAAAGAGCAGCTTAAGGTGGTGGAGTTTCATCTGTGGGTAAAACTAAGTGAACTAGAATTGGAGGCAGCAGATGGGTAAAACAGTAGTAGTTTATAGTTGTGCTCACGTAGACCCTTCAGTGGGAAATGAGCGTTTCAACTGGTTGGGTGAGTTCTTGTATGATCTTAAGCCTGACTATGTTGTAGATTTGGGTGATGGCGCTGATATGCGGTCTTTAAATACATTTGACACTCGTTACCCAGAGGCAATCGTAAGTCAGAGTTACGAGCAAGACATTGAGCATTACAACGATGCACAGGAACGTATCCGTTGGAAGTTCAGACACCACAAGCGTAAGCGACCAGCTTACATAGGATTTGAGGGCAACCATGAAAATAGAATTAAGAAGGCTCTTAAGCACGATCCTCGCCTCGAAGGATCAAAGTACGGCATATCTTTCGGGCATCTCCAGACGGACAGATGGTTCGATGAATACCACGAGTACGAACACTCTGCTCCATCGATTGCTGATTACGATGGGGTCTCGTATGCTCATTACTTTAGTAGCGGTAACTTTGGGTCTGCTATGTCTGGTATGCACCATGCTAATGGGTTACTGGCTCACCGCCATCATAGTAGCACTTGTGGTCATAGTCATAAACGTGATCTTAAGTTTAAGGACTCTTCTCACCCTAGAGGAGTTATTGGTCTTGTCGCGGGGTGCTACAAAGGTGCAGCGGAAAGCTGGGCAGGTCAAGCCAACAAAGAGTGGTGGTCTGGCATAGTGGTTAAACGAGAGGTAGAGGGCGGCATGTACGATCCAGAGTTTATATCTACTAACCGACTGAAGGGGATTTATGGGCAAGCGTAGTGACTTCGAGAGAATACCGAGAGACTTCTACCCTACACCAATAGCTGCTGTTGAGCCCCTGATCCCGCACTTGCCCTACTCGTTTGATTTTGTAGAGCCTTGTGCTGGGGATGGTCGCTTGATAGAACACATCCAAGGACTTACGGAAGGTCATGGGGAGTGTTTGTTTGCCAGTGACATCGAACCTAGGGGGCATATGATAACCAGATGTGATGCCCTTGAAGTAGATGTTGTTGGATTAGACATAGACTTCTGCATTACCAACCCACCTTGGGACAGGAAGATACTGCACCCATTCATTGAGAGGTGGATGCAGATGTGTCCTACTTGGGTGTTGTTTGATGCAGATTGGATGCACACTAAGCAGTCAGCTATCTTAATGTCGTATTGTGTTAAGGTTGTCAGTGTAGGTAGGGTCAAGTGGATAGAGGACAGCAAGAGCGTAGGTAAAGACAACTGCGCTTGGTATCTGTTCGACATTGTGAAAAAGTCGGGTACTCCGACAGAGTTTTATGGGAGAACAATATGATTACTCAAGAGGACATTGATGCCTTTAGCATTGTCAATGTAACACCAATGGAATACTCTTACTGGGTTGAAGGTAAGATTATGACGGGTGGTGATAGTCGCTTGTTCGAGAATGTCTTAGGTCTTGTAGGAGAGGCTGGGGAGATTGCTGAGAAGACTAAGAAGCTGATTAGGGATAATGCTACGGTTAAACGTGGTGATATGATTAAGGAGCTAGGTGATGTGCTGTTCTATGTTACAGCCTTGGCTAATCACTTCGACAGTAACCTAGCAGAGGTGCTAGAGACCAATATGGATAAGCTAAATAGTAGAGCATCCCGTGGGGTACTCAATGGAAATGGAGACAACCGATGAGCAGTAACCTACTACCAACAGATTACCAGTCGTTNATNCACAAGTCACGTTACGCACGATGGCTAGAGAAGGAAGGACGNCGAGAGACTTGGGCTGAGACAGTTAGTCGTTACATGGAGAACATTGTACGTCCTGTAGCTGGNGACAACANTTACATNAACGACATTGAGCAGGCTATCCTATCCCTTGATGTAATGCCCTCCATGCGATCTCTTATGACCGCTGGCCTAGCAGCCCTCCGTGATAATACTGCTATGTATAACTGTAGCTACCTTACAGTGAAAAACATCAAGAGCTTTGACCAAGCTATGTTTATCTTGCTGTGTGGCACAGGGGTAGGGTTCTCAGTTGAACGACAGTACATCAACAAGCTGCCAGAGATACCAGACCACTTAAGCTACAGCGAAACTACTATTGTCGTAAAGGATAGCAAGGAGGGTTGGGCTAAGTCCCTTCGTCAGCTTATTGCATTGTTGTACAGCGGAGAAATTCCACTGTGGGATGTGTCTAAGGTCCGTCCTGCTGGTGCTAGGCTCAAGACATTCGGTGGTAGAGCATCAGGCCCTGCACCACTGATTGACTTGTTTAACTTTACCATTCGTACCTTTAAGGGCGCTGTTGGACGTAAGCTGTCGTCTATGGAATGCCACGACATAATGTGTAAGATTGGTGAGGTTGTTGTAGTTGGTGGTGTACGTAGGTCAGCTATGATCTCTTTGTCTAATCTGTCAGATGATCGTATGCGTCACGCTAAGTCAGGCTCATGGTGGGAGAACAACCCGCAACGTGCTTTGGCTAACAACTCTGTGTCGTATACCGAGAAGCCCGACAGTATCTCGTTTATGCGTGAGTGGCAGGCCCTAGTGGAAAGCGGCAGTGGTGAGCGAGGTATCTTCAATCGTCAGGCAGCTAAGGTACAGGCAGCTAAGAATGGCAGACGTGATGCAGATCAAGACTTTGGAACTAACCCTTGCAGCGAAATCATATTATTAGATTCGCAGTTTTGCAACTTAACAGAGTGTGTCATACGTGCGACAGATAGCCTTGAGGACTTAGAACGTAAGGTAAAACTTGCTACCATCTTGGGGACTATCCAGAGTACCTACACACACTTTCCATACTTGAGTAAAGAGTGGAAAGACAACACTGAGAAAGAACGTCTGTTGGGGGTTAGCCTCACAGGTATTATGGACAACCAGCTAATGACACTAAAGAATGGTGGACTGGCTAAAACATTGGAGCACCTGAAAAATGTCGCTATCTCTACTAATGCTGAATGGGCTGAGTTGCTTGGTATCCCTGTTGCTGCTGCTATCTCTTGTGTCAAACCTTCTGGCACTGTCTCCCAACTTGTTGATTCTAGCAGTGGTATACACGCTCGTCACAGCCCTTATTACATTCGCACGGTGCGTGGAGACATTAAAGATCCGCTGACCAACTTCCTTAAGGATCGTGGTATCCCCAATGAACCTTGTGTGATGAAGCCAGACACTACTGTAGTGTTCAGCTTTCCACAGAAGTCACCGGATAATGCAGTAGTTACTGCTGACATGACTGCCATTGAGCAGTTAGAGATGTGGCTGATGTATCAAAGACACTGGTGTGAGCATAAGCCCTCCGTGACAATTAACGTCAGGGCTGATGAGTGGTTCGAGGTGGGTGCTTTCGTGTACAAGCACTTTGATGAGATGTCTGGTGTGTCGTTCCTACCGTATAACGAGCATACATACCAACAGGCTCCTTATCAGGAATGTGGTAGGTCTGACTATAAGATGCTCTTGTCTTGTATGCCAGATAGTCTTAACTGGGAGGAACTGTCCGACTACGAGAAGGAAGACAATACAGCAGGGAGCCAGACGTTAGCTTGTTCTGGTGATAGCTGTGAGATCGTAGACCTAGTGTAACACTGACACCTGAGCATGTGTATAAACTGCTCAATTAACTATAGGAGAGAATATGTACACCATCATCACCCGTGAACAATGTAGCTTCTGTGACGTAGCTAAGACCTTACTAAAGAGTAAGGGACTGCCTTACGTGGAATACAATGTACACTCCCCCAGTTCTAGGTGGGTTTTATCCTTACTAAAGAAAACAAATAACCCCACAGTCCCACAGATATTTGACCCGTCAGGTATTCTAATTGGTGGCTGCACACAACTTCAGAAACTGCTACAGGAGGATAATCGTTAATGAAAGACTTCCCTGAGAAGCCTGTCCGTACCCGACGAAAAACTACCTATAAGGGTGCTGATAGTAAGCCTACCTCTGGTCTTGTAGCTAAGACAACCAAACAAGGGCATCTTATCGAAGCCCTACAGAGTAGTCGTCAGGTGTTTATCCTTGGGCCTGCTGGTACTGGTAAGACGTATGTTACAGCAACGTATGCTTCTGATCTGTACACGACGAAGCAGATTGATAAGATTGTTATCACAAGGCCCCACGTACCTGTAGGCAGGGACTTAGGTTTCCTAAAGGGTGACTTAACTGAGAAGACTATGCCTTGGGCATTACCTGTATTAGATGTATTGGAGAAGCACCTTGGCAAAGGGACAGTGGAAACGGGGATCAAGAATGGCAACATTGAAATGGCTCCTTTGGCACTTATGCGTGGGCGTAGCTTCGATAATGCCTTCATAATTGTAGATGAAACACAGAACATAACTACCCATGAGTTGAAGATGATCCTGACTAGGGTAGGAGAGGGAACTACTATCGTGCTTAATGGAGATGTGCAGCAGTCAGATCTTAAAGAAGCTGATGGCCTATCAAAGATTATCCACTTGGCTAAGAAGTATATGCTTCCAGTTCCAATTATTGAGTTTGGTGTTGACGACATCATCAGATCTGACATCACAGCAATGTGGGTTAAAACATTTATGAAAGAGGGTATCTAATGGCTAAGTGGGACATAGACAAGCTGACTAAGACTTATGACAACGTAAATCATCCAGCACACTACGGATCAGGTAAGATCGAATGTATCGACTACATTGAAGACTTCCTGACTAAGGAGGAGTACATAGGATACCTCCGAGGGAATATAGCTAAGTATCTACACCGATGGCGATATAAGAATGGACTAGAGGATCTCAAGAAGGCCCAGTGGTATGGAGCACGGCTGATCAAGCTAGAGGAAACTGCATGAGTTTATTTGAAGGGTTACTCCTGTGCAACATCCTGATATCAGCTTGGGTCACATACTCAATAGGTAAGGTCAAGGGGGACATTGAGATACTCTACGAGGGTCTAGCCATGACCATGAAAGAAAAGGGTCTATAACAAAAAAAGCCGCAGGCGTCCACTTAAGGATACCTGCGGCTTCTTTGTGTCTTGTTGTAGTATTACTTACCGAAGAACTTCGATACTGACCTCATTCCTATGCTGGCGCTCACGATACCTCCGAGGGAATATTGATACCACGTTGGCATGGCCTCAAGTGAAGTAAACCCAGCTTGAACAACTTGGTTTCCCCAATCTCCACAGAAGGCTAGTATCAGGGGAATACTGAAGAGTAGGGTTATCCACTCGTCTTTCCAAGAGTTCTGTGTAGCTCGTATAGCTTCAATGTCCCAGTCAAGCTCACCAGTTAGCTGCTTCTTCTTGATCTCAGCTTCTACAAGTTTAACTTGTGTTTTACCGTCTATTACGCTAGTGGCTAGTCCCGCTAGGCTAGTTAGTATGCTTAACATTACTTTGTTCCTTACCCATCCAAATGCCGAAACAGCCTGTAAGAGATCCTAGGCAGACTGATACAAGTCCACTCTGAGCCACACTAGGGTCTGAGAGAGCCATAAACCAGTGTACAGCTTGATAGCTTAATACGGTTACTGCAAGCATCATAAGTCTTGGCAGTACCTTCCAATCGTCTATTTTAGTCATCATCACCATTTCCCTTGCTGTTGACCCATCAAATCGTCTATTTTAGTCATCATCACCATTTCCCTTGCTGTTGACCCATCAAATACAGAGTAGTTCCCAACCCAAAAACAATGCCACTTTCTGCGTTATAGAAAACTTTCTCTCAACTTCCGCTATTGCCATCTACCATTTCCCTTGCTGTTGACCCATCAAATACAGAACAACCCCCAAACCAAAGATTCCAGACAAGGTTATTAGGCCACCAAAGAACCAAGTTATCATAGCTTGCTTTAGCTCTGCGCGGCGATAGGCAGTTTTCTTCCGTTGAGCGCGTACTCGACGAAGAGTGTCTTTATATTCCTGCAATCCATCCAGACCATACGTAAACATCACAAGTGTCTCGACCTCTTTTCTAAGTTCTTGCATCTTCTTGTGTGCAGTAAAGGCATCTATAGCTTGCTGTTCAGCCGAGCCTGTCAAAGATGCAAACAGTCCTGGGTTCTTAGCTTTATCAGCGGCGTAGTTTACATCGGAAACCGCACCCGCGAACTTAGATAAGGCACTGGAAGCATCTCTCCCCGCAACCATAAGAGACCTTATGCTGCTTACGGCGCTTGCGGCTACGGATAAAGCTGTAATGGGATCAATCATTATAGTATAACCTTTCTTGGGCAACTGTAGTTAGGGTCTACCCGATAAACACGATCATACCAACCGCCATTCTTGTTCGTACCACAATCATAGTAACAGTACTTAAATAGTTGGTTACTGTCATTAACCCAAGCGTGTTTAAACCCAACAAACAAAAGTACACAGATCATTATTTTGTTGCCATCTTCTCTACAGCCCCACGAATAGCCTTTATGTTCTCATCAATCCTAGCCATAGATACAGCTTGGTTTTGAACTGATATCTCAAGGCGATTAACTCTGAGTTGAGTTTCTGATATATCCTTACGGTTACTTTCAATGTCAGCCATCATCATGGATACTGTCCACACGATAGCTGCACCCTGAGTAACTAGACCAAAGACTAGCCCTAAAGGTATGCTGTTACTTAAGTTCCATCCGCTAGTCTCTTTAGACATATCAAGGGTATTCCTTACGGTCTAATTCAAAATGTGGTGCATCATAGAAGCTCTTCCAGTCACCACCCCATACGATGGAAATGTCAAGTTCTTCTGCTGCTTCCTTCATAGCTTCAGCCATTTGCTCAAACCGCTCAAGGTCTTCCCAATCGACAGGCCAAGGAACCATGTCTACAGCATGACCTGTTATGTGTCGTGAGTTTAAGGTAGTTGACTTACCAGCCTTCAGTAACTCTCGTTGGCGGTTGATGTGACGGATGCCTTCGATAACTGTGAAGTCAACTTCAGTTATCTCAATGGCCCTCTTAACTACAGCGACAAGATCAGGGTTAACACCTGATAGAGACTGTAGGCTACGTGTTCCAAGTTTGTATGACATTAGTTATTCCTTATCTATAAGATACGGATACTTGACCCGCAGAAAAAGACCCAGACGAGGGAGCCACTAAAAATCTAACTCCATTTACAGTCCCCGCCCCAGTCAACCTTCCAGCACCATTGACATCTGCATTTGAAGCAGTCGATGCGTGGGTTTCCATCCAGACAGAAGATGAGGCTTTGGTCAAGTTCATTACTCCGTTGTACTGTCTGCTGGGGTAACTGTAGATGTAAAAGCCAGTTGTAGAGGATGATTCAGCCCCAGAACTACCAGAAGAAGAATAATAACCAGATGTCACAGGAACCCCGCCTACTAATAACTGAACCAACAGGGCGTTACTCATCACTAGATCATACCAATTAAGGTGAATTTCTGTAGCCGTAGTTGGCACTGAGAAGTCAAGAAAAGTATTTCCAGAAGCCGCAGTAAAGGTGCCAAGGGTTAAAGCGGATGAAGGTGCATTAGCAATTACAGAAGCCTTAACCTTAGCTGGCGACACAAGGCTTTCAGTAGTGCCTGTTCCAGTTTGCCAAGCGCCTGTAGTTTGATCCCCAAGTAACCCTGTTGAAACACCAGCGGTTGTTGCTACGATTGTATCGTCAAGGATCTTAAAGGTATTTGCAGACTGGTCGAGATACCCTATGCTAATCCAAGCATCATCAGCTTCAGACCTTATCTTAAGGATATTGGCTGTAGTGTCATACCACATCATATTAGCATAAGTTGTAGTAGGGGCTAAAGCCCCACTGCTGTTACTAGCGGCAGCTTGAAAAGCACTTGTGAGGTCTGCCCTAGTGGCTGGGAAGGCTTGGTTAGCGATTACAAAATCATTCTGTGACATTTAGTTATACTCCACGTAGGCTGTTAATGCTGAAATAGACGGGGTTACATTGTTTGCAGTAGAGATAAGTTTAACCTTAAATCTAAATGCCCTTGCACTAAGGTCTGCAACTTTGATTGCTGTGTAGGGTGACCAAGTGGGTGATCCAGCCGGGTTATCTTGAGTTGTAGACACAAGTGTTATTATGTTGACATCAGAGTATTGGCTGCTTCCGCCTAAGTCATCAAAGAGGCCGGGGGCATTATTAAATAAACCCGGTTGGTCATCAAATAGACCAGCAGTGCTATCATGTCTTGCTGTTAAACCGCTTATATAAACACGGCACCTTTTTACGGTGTTGTCAGCGGTCTCTATGTAGTTAGTAAAGAGGTACTCACCCTCAGATGGTGCTGTAACATAATTGTCAATACGAAGGTTATTGCTTACAACAGTAGCGTTAGTCTTGGGTGTACCAGAAAAGGTTGGGCTGTCTGTCAGAGTTAACGTATTCGCAAGAGGTTCAATGTTAGCTACAGGTACGGATACAGAGGTGTAGCTGATTGAAGTAATACCTGACTTATCTACAGCTTTAACCATGTATGTACCCGCCCTAGCTGGAATAGATACACTAGACGCTGGCCTAGACACCTTGTCTACATAAGTTAGAGCGTTACCCCAACTGGCGCCAACTAGATCAGGGGAATATCGTATGATATAATACGACAAGTCAAGATCCGGTACAGCTTCCCAGTCAAGGGTAATAACTGCACCATTAACTTCAGCTACAAAACCTGTGACATCTGAGGGTGGAGCAAGTAAACCTGAAGCATTGATATCGTCTAGTTCACTCCAAGCACCCTTGATACCAAAGGTGTTGATAGCCCTAGCCCTAAAGTCGTAGTCACCATCTTCAAGATCAATAGCTTCAAACTTACCAATCTGACCTGTTCCAAGGGTAATCCAATCTGTATCAGAAGCTAACTTAAACTCAGCTTCAACGTAGTCGATACTCTCAGCCGCACCAGAGGTAACATTCAGAGTAATAATGTTAGTCAGCTTCTCACGTATAACTTGAGTTCTAACTGTTGCTGACAGGCCCACCGTAGGGACATTAAAGGGCGACAAGAGTGTTGTATTATCTTTTTCGTAAACGATACCATCAGCTACCTCATCATAGACAGACTCAGCAGTTTCTCTTAAAGTCATCTGTGTCTGTAGGTCAAGGCCATCAGTTAAACCAAAGCTCCAAGAGACTACTTCAAACTCTTTTCCAACCCTAATGTTTGGGTCTAGTTCTGAAGGGTAATCCCAAGCAAACCTTTCGTTTAGCAAGCGGATGTTATCACCAACTTGCACTTGCAGGGTCTTTAGTCCAAAGGAAGCATTAACTGTAAGTTGTTGTCTGTTACGCTCCAAGGAAATTAGGGCAATACGTCTGGCTTCAACTGAGTTATCAGTAAATGGTAAGTCGATGTCAGCTACAGACTCTTGACCACCATCAGCAGCAAGAAAAGTTGCATTAGTTACCTGTGGATAATCTGTAGTTTGCCAGTTACTCTCTAAGCCACGGAATGTACCTTTAACGGTATTAAAGTTATTCCTTCGAGAGTGACGTGTAGATACGCTGATACCAGAACGAAGGTCATCCTCGTTGAGGTCTAGTACAGGTGCAGTCCAGTAGGCTGGCTTCATTCTCCAGCTACCCTGAGCATACCACAAGCTACCGTCCATAGAGGTAAGCATAGCGTTAATCATTTCGTATGGAGTAGAGGCTGTAGTGAAAGCGCCATTACAAGTGTATCTTGCAGTTTCTACAACCCCTGATTCATTTTGATCTGTTGGAAACCCTGTTGCTATAAACACAGTCCCTACGTTATTGTTAGCCGATCCATACAATGTAAAGTCAGTATTACCTACAGTTTTAATCTTGTACTCACCGCCTACATACATTTTGAAAACAGGGCTACCTACAAGTTGATCGCTTACGTTAGCAGCAGTAGTTACCAAAGCATCATCAATGTTAGCTGTGTCTTCTGCTATACCATAAGAGGACGTTAGGTAATCTCTTAGGCATAAAGCTGGGTTATCTGACCATACTGTCGTTGATGTACGAGGGTCATAGACTTTCTTACCACTAACGGTAGTTGTGATCTCAGGGACACCATTGGGGAATACATCAGCATCAAAGGCCAACCGTATGTACATATAAGCAATACCACGGAGCCTATGTTCGGAAGTCCAGTGGGCAGACTCACTTACAAGGAAGGTGTCAGCAGCTTGATCTGGTGAACCAAGGTGTAACTTTATACGGACTTTACCGTTGTACTTACTTGGGAAGGTTACGTTACCATTACCGTCCAGCGTAGCTAACTCATCGTTAATATAGATTTCATCAAAGGACTGTATCTCATGTCCAGCGACAGCAATGATCCTATGGAGGTACT